CAACAGGATTTATGGCAGATGCGTATAATAATTATCTTGCAAGTTTAGAGGGTGCGGCTCCCCCTGCTGACGCTGCTCCTGATCCTGCCCAGACAATGGATGATTTGACCTCGGCCCTTGATGCTGCGAAAGATTTAGATATTGGCACTGGAGCTCGATACAAGAACAGCGAAAGCGATCTAACAGGTGTTACATATCATGACGATAAACCTGCTTATGAGTATGACCTTGGTGAGAAATATAACAATGTTGTTGCTGTAAAAAAGGGTAACGCTGTTCTGTTTTATAAAGACGGAGAACGTTTAGATAGAGATCAAGCTGCTGACGCTCTTGGTTTTGATTCTCTTAATTTGGGTGGAGAGAGCGGTAACGACAAAATAAGAGCTTTAAAAAATCGATTAAGGGATCAGGAAGTACAGAAGGTTTACGATCAATTTGGTGGTGAGGACAGTGAGCTTGTGTCTCAGTATCTTAAAGATCAGTCTGCTGCTGCAAAGGCACAAGCCAAGAAGGACGACAAAAAAGACGATGCGTTTTTTGGAAAGATTGATACGGACATAGAGTCGGACACCTTTGGTCAACGTGTTGGCGGTACGATGGGTGCTCTTAAAGATCAGGTTGCGAAGGAAGCAGAAAGATTGTTTCCTGGAGATCCTAATGCTGTAGATAAGTATTATGATTTAGGTAATATTGAACGAGTTAAGATGGCTGGTCAGGATATTGCGGAAGTATTTGACCCGTCTCTTGGACCTTTAACTGTTCCTTACGCTCGTGATGATGATCCTGCTTCTCCGACTTTTGGTCAGGTTGTTCCTCAAATAGACCCTGAGAATGCAAGGAACCTTGGTGTTTTAGGTGATTATCAATTACCCTCTCCCGACCCTACACTTCCTATAGGTGGTCCTGGAACCTTTGCCCCTGGTGCTTTACCTGCGGCTCCTGTTCAAGACGGCAGCCTTATAATGTCTCCTGACATAGTTACGCCCGAGGGCGGTAGGTTCGGGGATCTTGTTCCACAGGCTGTTGCCCAAGGTGTGGGTCCTGGGGAAGAGTTAGCTTTTACACAAAACGCATTGGCCTCTGGTGCTTTTAAAGATGAGGGGTCACCTCCAGAAGAGTTTATTCAGAAACTTGCTTCTTTTGAGAGTGGCACTCCGGGGCAGATAGGCACGGGAGATTATCAAAGTGTGAATGAATTGGGGTACTCGGGTCTGCTTCAGTTTGGCCAACCACGATTAGATGATTACAATAGAGAGAACAACACAGATATACAGCTTTCTGAATTTGTACAGAACAATGATCTTCAGGATAAGGTTAATTTGTGGCATGTAGGCAACATTGATAAAGCATACGATGCTCTTGATCCTATTGCCTTGGCTGAAACAGGAATAGACCGAGATGGTTTTCGTGCAGCGGCACATCTTGGCGGTGTGCAAGGGGCGACGGACTTTGTTAACTCGGGAGGTCAATATAATCCTTCAGATAGGAACAAAAAATCCTTGGCTCAATATGCAGAAGATTTAAAGAGGGTTGAGCCTGAACCAGTGGAAACAGCTGGTTTAAACTTTTCTTTAAGCGATTTAAATCCATTAAACTTTTTTGGTTCTGCGGAGGCAGCTCCTGTTCCGTCTGACCAACTTCCTCCGGGGTATGCGGAACAATTAGCACAATATGGTGCTGGTAGAGCAGACATAGGTCAAAGATTAAGTGAGATTGAACAGGGCTTAATTTATGATCCTTCTAGGGGAGTAGCTTATACGCCAGAGCAACTTGAAGAAGAGCGGAGGGCTGTTGCTGGCATAGATGAGGAAGGTCTTATAGGTGGTGGAAGTGCGGTTTTAGGATCTGTTATATCTCCAGTAGTTGGTGCTGATCAATATACAGTAGATCCTTTAAATACAATGTACGGAGGGCTGCAACAAGGTGCTTCTGCCGTGGGAACCACAATGGAGGCCCTTGGTTTTGATAACGCCGCAAGAGCTCTTAATAGTTTTGCCGAAGGGTATGATTATGGTCCTAGTGCAACCTCTCAGTTTTTAAATCAGTTTAATGCTCCTATCGGTTTTGCTCCAGGTGAGGTTGATCCATCATTAGCTGCTGCTACAAAGGAGGGACAAGAAGGACTTCTTAATTTTAACTATGAAAAGTTACCTGGTGCTGTTTTAGAACAATTACCTAATTTAGTAGCTGCGATTGGAACAGCTTATGCCGCTGGTAAAGGTGCTCTTGTTTTAGGAGCAGGAGCAACAACTCAAATGATTGCGAGTGGTGTTGGTGCTGCTATTCCCGAAGTTGCTCAAATATTAGGTCCTATTGCTTTTGAAAGAGCTGCGTTAAGTGGGCGTACAAGTCCAAATGCTTCGGATTGGACTTATGCTACAACGGCGAGTTTAGCTAACGGTGCTCTTAATGCTATTCCTGTTTTAAAAGGTGGAAAACTTTTAGCTCCTGTTCTTGAAGGGGCGACAGAGACAGCACAATCTGTTGTTCAACAATTAGCAGGAACTGGACAAGTTGATCCTAAACAGGCTGTTGGAGAGGGCATTATAGCAACGGGTACAGGTGTTCCGTTAATAGGAACTCGTTCTGGAGTTCAAACTCAAACGGGCACAACAGGCACCGCTCCTCAAATTTCTACAAGTATTCCGTCAATTAGTGCTGATGCAGGAGTTCAAGCAGCTATTCCTGGAGGAGTTAGCCCCGAGGCTCTTGGTCCAAGTATAGAGACCCCTGCGGGATTAGAGGGGATACAAACGCTTGATCCTAATTTTCAGCTTAACATGGAGCCGGGTCAGTTTATGGGGCCGTATACACCTCCGAGTTCTCCGACACCTGATGTGACAACGGGTGGAGGTATTTCTTCTGTTGCTGTTGATCCTCGGTTTCAACTTCCGGGTCCACCTGATGCATTAACCGCACCGGGGGGATTTTCTGCGTTACCTAATATTGAAACTTCTATTGATCCAAACATTCAACTTGAGATGGATTTATCGGGCACTGCTCAACCACCTTCAGTACCTTCGTTGCCACCATATGATCCTTCTATATTTACTCAACCTAATATAGAGGGTCTTTCTTCTGGGCTGACATTGCCATCAAATGTTCCTCCTGCTCTTCCTAGTTATCAAGGCCCGACGAGCATGGAGATTATGGCGATACAAGATATTATACAAAGTGAGATAGCATCGACAGGCAGTCTCTCTCCAAATACAGTATCTCAAATTTCTGAGTCTACTGGATTATCTATACCTGAGATTACTAGCTTGGCACAACCAAGTGCTGTTTCTCCTGCACTTCCAAATGTTGGGGGCACAGAAATATCAGTACCAAGAGATCCGGGAGACGGCACTGCTCCCGTAATTTCAGGACAATCAGAAACAACAACCTCTAGACCAGGGGACGATGCCATAGATATTACTCCGTACAATGTTGTACCTGTTGATACTACTGCGACGGGGATAGCAACAATAGACCCAACATCTACAGCTGTAGTAGATTCAGTAGTAGATTCAGTAGTAGATTCAGTAGTAGATCCAGTAATAGATCCAGCAGCAACCACTACTGTTACAGGGGATACTGGAACAGACACCACCACCACTGTGGTAGGACCGCCAGGAACGGCAACCACTGTCGTTGTGCCAGAAGAAGAGGTAGAAGTCGTTGTTGATGACGATGTAGGAGAAGATGATACGGGTGTTACTTTACCAGAGGGTGACGATGACGAACCCCCCTTCGAGTGTCCAGATGGATTTACCGCTGTTAAAGTAGACGGGCAATTTGTTTGTATGCCTGATGAAGAAGAGGACGATGGTGCAGGAACCGTGATACAAAGAGTTCGTCCTCGTATTGGTCCTTACTATCAACCGCAAAGTGTTGCAGCATTAAGTGGATATACTCCTTATAGGCCAAGGTAAATGAACTTACAAGCACTGCCCGAAGATGCGTTAAAAGAGATTTTAGCGTTAACACAAGCTAAAAAGAAACTGGATTTACGAGAACAGGCACAAGATAAGTTTATGCCTTTTGCTCATCATGTGTATGAAAACTTTATTGAGGGCTCTCATCACCGTGTTATTGCAAAGAAACTAGAGGAAGTGGCAAGTGGTAAGATTAAACGTCTTATTATTAACATGCCTCCTCGTCATTCTAAGTCAGAATTTGCGTCATATTTAATGCCAGCGTGGTTTTTGGGACGCAATCCAAAGTTAAAAATTATTCAGGCCACTCATAATACGGAGCTTGCTGTTCGATTTGGTCGAAAAGTAAGAGATCTTATAGACGATCCGCAATATAAAGACATATTTCCCACAACTAATTTGAAAGAAGACAACAAAGGTGCTGGAAGATGGCAAACAGATAAGGGCGGAGAGTACTTTGCGGCTGGTGTTGGGGCGGCTGTAACGGGTCGTGGTGCTGATTTGTTTGTAATTGATGACCCACACTCGGAACAAGACGCATTATCAGAGAGTGCATTCGATCATGCGTATGAGTGGTACACTTCTGGTCCACGTCAACGTCTTCAACCGGGCGGTTCTATCATAATTGTTATGACAAGATGGGGTAAAAAAGACTTGACAGGTAGATTATTGGCACAGCAGGGCGGTGATTCGTTTGCAGACAAGTGGGAAGTGGTAGAATTTCCTGCAATCTTGCCGTCAGGCAAGGCTTTGTGGCCTGAGTTTTGGGAAAAAGACGCATTGTTGTCGATAAAAGCCTCTCTTCCTGTAGCAAAATGGTCAGCTCAGTGGCAACAGGACCCAACATCTACACAAGGGGCGATTGTGAAGAAAGAATGGTGGCAAATGTGGGAGAAAGAGGACATACCCAAGTGCAAATACATTCTTCAGGCGTATGATACGGCGTTTTCTAAGAAAGAATCGGCAGATTATTCAGCAATTACAACGTGGGGCGTGTTTAATCCAGATGAAGGGGGCCCGGATAACATTATATTGATGGATGCACGGCGTGGTCGGTGGAGTTTTCCTGAACTAAAGGAGGTTGCCTTTGATGAGCACGAGTATTGGGAGCCTGACATGGTGCTTGTAGAGGCGAAAGCGACGGGTACACCCTTGATTGACGAGTTAAGACTGCGAGGTGTACCAGCATTAGGCTTTTCTCCAGGCAAAGGACGTGATAAGGTAACCCGAATGCATATGGTTGCACCGCTGTTTGAGGCTGGTGTGGTGTGGGCACCAGAGGACAAGAAGTTCTCTGATGAAGTAATTGAGGAAGTTACATCGTTTCCCAATGGTGACAATGATGACTTTTGTGATAGTATGACATTAGCCTTGATGAGATTTCGTCAGGGTGGATTTATATCCCTTGAGGGGGAAGACGACATGAACGGTGATAGATACCTTAGAAAAAGGGAATACTATTAATGGCGAAGACGTTTAACGAGGCTTTTAAGGATGCAAGAGCGGCAGGACTGTCTGAGTTTACTTGGGAAGGAAATCGTTATACCACTCGTCTTGCTGATGAACCCTCTTCAGAGCTAACAGCGTCGGAAAGGTTACAACAAGCAATAGATGATTATGAGGATAATTACATGTATAGGCAACTGGCTGATGTTGAATATAGATCGGACTTAGACCCTTATATTAGTGGTTCTCCTGTAAGTTTACTTGGGTTTGATGAGATTGTTCGGGAGACAGATGGAGACATAGGTCAACGTATGAAAGTTATTTTAGGTGAAGATGATCCAAACAATATTATCTTTTATGAAGGTACGCCAGACGAGGTTGATATGTATGGATCAACAGCATTAGGTTTGTATTCTCCGGATAAAGATGAAAGATATTTTGGTAAGACATCTGGGGCCGGAATACCAGGTGGTGCTTATGCGTCTACTCATGAAGGAGATTCTTTGGTAACGATGGCAGAAGAACTTGGTCATAAAGGCATGAGAGTTCTTGAACAAGAGGGTCGAATTGACCCAAATGATCCTAGGTCTAATATTCCTCTCGGGCTTGAAGAAGATATTATGGAAGAACTTGAACGTAGAACACGAACTAATATTCCTGCGGATGATTATTACAAACAAAGAGGCTTAAACAAAAGACTTATGGATAGGATTGATAGAAGTTCTTTATTCGAATTACGGGAAAGAGGGAGACCCTCAACTTTAAAAAACTTAGTAGAACAAATTCCAAAAGAAAGTTTTTTTGATAAAATTAGAAGACTTCTTGCAGGAAAAGAAAAACCTGTTCAAGAGGAACAAAGATTGTATAGATATTCAAACGGGGGTATTGTCTCCTTACTAGGAAAGGATTGAAACAATGGCAGAGCAACCAATCAGACCCTCAATATCCTTAGTTGATTCGGGATTGATGCAAGGTGGTCCAACTGAGGAACTGCCGGAGATAGAAGTTGATGTAGCCACTGTTGAGAACTTTGAGGGTGGTGCAGAGGTCATTGAAGATGGGCAAGGAGGAGCAACGGTCCAGGCTTTAGTTGAACAGTTGGAGCAGCAAGCAGAAGACTTGATTGAGCATGACGCTAACCTTGCTGAGTTTCTTGAGGATGGATATTTAGGTGAGTTGTCTTCTGAACTACGAGCATCTTATGAAGATGATTTAGAGTCACGGTCCGAGTGGGAAGAGACGTACACCAAGGGCTTAGACCAGTTAGGTGTTAACCAAGAGGAAAGGACACAGCCTTTTCAGGGGGCCTCCGGTGTAACACATCCTTTGATTGCCGAATCAGTAACACAGTTTCAAGCACAAGCGTATAAAGAGTTATTGCCAGCAGGTGGTCCTGTTAGAACACAAATTTTAGGGGCAAGAGATCCTGAGAAGGAAGAGCAAGCTAGACGTGTAAAAGACTTTATGAACTATCAGGTTTTAGATGTCATGGAAGAGTATGATCCTGACATGGATCAGTTATTGTTTTATCTTCCACTATCTGGATCTACTTTTAAGAAAATTTATTATGATGAGGCAAAGCAACGAGCGGTGGCAAAGTTTGTTCCAGCACAAGACTTGGTTGTTCCTTACTCAGCGACGGATTTAAATACGTCCTCTCGTGTGACACATGTTTTACGGATGGATGCAAATGAAATAAGAAAGATGCAGGTTGCTGGGTTTTATCGGGATATTGAACTAACAGCTTCAGAAACTTCTTCTGACGAGGTTCAACAAAAGATTGACGAGATACAAGGAACATCAAAGGCGTATAGTGATGATGTTTTTACTTTGCTTGAAATGCATATAGATTTAGACATTGAGGGTTTTGAGGACATGTCTCCAGAAGGGGAGCCAACAGGAATACAGCTTCCCTATATTGTTACAATAGACGAAGGTTCAGGAAAGGTTCTTTCCATTCGTAGAAACTTTGATGAAGGTGCGGCCCTTGCTAAAAAGCGTCAATACTTTGTTCATTACAAATTCATGCCTGGATTAGGCTTTTATGGTTTTGGTTTAATCCACATGATTGGGGGTCTTGGACGTGCTGCGACCAGTATCTTGCGTCAGTTGATCGATGCAGGAACACTGGCAAATCTCCCCGCCGGGTTCAAGGCTAGGGGTGTACGGGTTCGTAATGATGATGAACCTTTGCAACCGGGTGAATGGAGGGACATTGATGCACCAGGTGGTAATATTAGAGATTCTATTATTCCCCTGCCGTATAAAGAACCATCAGGAACATTGTCACAGCTTCTAGGGTCTCTAATAGAGGCAGGGAGACGCTTTGTGACCTTGGCTGACCAGAAGACAGGTGATATGAACAGTGAGGCTCCAGTGGGCACTACAGTGGCTCTGCTGGAACGTGGTATGAAAGTCATGTCTGCTATTCATAAAAGATTGCATTATGCTCAGAAGACAGAGTTTCGTATTCTTGCTAGGATATTTTCTAAGAATTTACCACAGGAGTACCCGTATTCTATAGCAGGTGGTGACAATACTATTTTTGCAACGGACTTTGATGACCGTGTGGATGTTATTCCTGTCAGTGATCCTAATATATTTTCTATGGCACAACGTATAAGTTTGGCACAAACACAGTTACAGATGGCTCAATCAAACCCTCAGATACATAATTTAAATGCTGCATATAAGCGTATGTACCAGGCGTTGGAGGTTCAAAACATTGATGAACTTTTACCTCCTCCACCAGAGCCTCAACCTTTAGATCCGGCTATTGAAAATGCAAGGGCTTTGATGGGTGAGTTGTTGAGAACTTTTCCTGAACAGGATCACGACGCTCATATGAAGATCCATATAATGTTTATGAAGACACCTATTGTAACGACATCACCTCAAGTTATGGGTACGTTTTACGCTCACTTGCAGGAACACGTTTCTCAAAAAGCAAGACTTATGGTTAATGAAGAAATACAAGCAATCATACAAAGAGCCCAAGAAGCAGTGCAAGAAGGTCGATTAGACCCTCAAGCAGCACAGATGCAGATCATGCAAGTACAGCAGGAGATGCAAGATCCAGCACAGCTAGAGAAGTTAATATCTATGCAGGAAGTAAAACTTCTTGAAGATTTAATGACACAGTTAATTCCACAAGGTCAGAGTGCAATGGACGATCCGTTAGTTCAGATTAGAATGAAAGAACTTGAGCTCAAGCAACAGACCGAAATGAGAAAAGCAGAGGACGACAAGGCCGATAGAGATATAGAGCGAGATAGGTTAGAACAGCAAGCTGCAAGTGCCGCTGCAAAGATAGAAAGCACGGAAGAGATTGCACAAAATCGAAACGAAGTAAATCGAGAACGCATAGACGTTCAACGACAAAGTTCATTAAGAAGGACGTAAGAACATGCCCGAACCGATAACCATTGCTTTATCCGCATTTGCTGCCGTCAAGGCTGGGGTGGCTGGTGCGAAGTCAATGGCAGAACTTGGAAAAGATTTAGGTACTTTATGGCAAGCCATAGATGACGTAAAAGCTGACGCAAAGGGTGCTAAGAAGTCTGGTGGTGGTAATGCTATGGAGAAGTTCATAGCCTTAAAACAAGCGGAAGATTTAGAACATAATTTACGCAACATAGTGCTTTCTACAAGAGGAGAAGCTGGTTGGAAACAACTTCAGGCATTAAGAAAGCAAGAAAGACAACAAGAGGTTGAAGGCCGTTATCAAGCAACAAAGCGTAAAAATCAACTTGTAAACGCCTTAGGAATTATATGTGCAATGCTCATTACTGGAGTTGGTGCTTACTTTATGATTATGTTTGCGATGAAATATCAATGATGAGGGATGGAGCCAAAAAGAATAATTTGGATTACTATAATTTTACTGTTGCTTGCTTATCATCATGCTATAACTTTTGAACCAAAGTGGATGTTAATAAAATGAAAAAACTTTCAAAAGATAATCCATTAAATCAAGCTGATTTGGATGGTGATGGGATCGTAACAACGGAAGAACTTGATAAACATGAACGGTTCATTAAAATTGATAATCAGAACCGTAAGGAGGATCAAAGCCGATTTATGATTTTATTTAGTTTATTTAGTGTTACTGCATTTGTTGGACTTATGTTAAGTCCTTGGGTAACTATAGAACGTGTTGAGGTTTTACAACCTATAGGAAGCACTTGGGTTATAGCTAATATGGGTATAATTGGTACTTTTCTTGGTGTGAATGGATACACAAAGATTAAGGAAAATGGAAAGTAACTAATGTATGAGTATGCTATAAAAGAGATTGTTAAAGTTGTTGACGGCGATACCGTTGATATTGTTATTGATCTTGGTTTTAATCTTTCAAAAAAAGAACGTGTGCGATTAGCAGGAATTGATACTCCTGAAAGTCGAACAAGAGATCTTGAAGAAAAAGCTATGGGTTTAGAAGCAAAAGACTTTCTTACAAGAAGATTGAATGATGGCATGGTTTCAGGGCTAAAAGTTAAAACAGAGAAAGACGGTAAGTATGGTCGTATGCTTGGACATTTATTTTGTGGTGAGACAAACATAAATACAGAAATGATTTATAGAGGCTATGCCTGGGAGTATGATGGAGGAAAGAAAGAAAAAAATTTAGATGAATTAAGATTACGAAGAGGAACCGTAAGTGTCTGAAGAAGAAAACAAACCGTTTCAACTATCTGATAATAGTAACATAAGTATACCACTTCGTAACTTGATAAGTATGATTGCTGTAACGGCATTGAGCGTGTGGTTATATTTTGGTTTGACAGAACGATTATCTATGTTAGAGCATAATTTCGATTTGTTAGCTGTTGAAGTTGAGGAAAACGATCAATGGATAGATGAATGGTCACCACCAAAATCTGTGCAGGATACGATTGCAAGAGTTCAAGAATTAGAAAAACAAGTAATTGTTTTAAAAACGGAGCTAAAACATTTAAATTAATAACCTAGAGGAGTCGCTCGATAATGGCAAATATATACAACCCCCAAAAAGAAGAAGAAATACTTACACCTTTTAGTCCAATTTTAGGCTATAAGAAAATGTCTGATGCTTTCGTTGAGAAATGCAATAAGGCTATAGACGATGAGATGGAGGATTGGTCTGGTAATCTCGTTGGTAAAGTTAAAGAAGAATTAAAGTGGAATGATGATTTAAACAAGGCCTGGACTGACGAAATGGGTCAGTTCTTAATGCGGTATCAAAGTCATGCAGAACTTTATACATCTATGGGTACACGAAATATAACACCAGATGTTTTGGATTACAGACTTGAAATAGCTAGTAGTTGGTTTGTTCGTCAGTATGAGCATGAATATAATCCTATTCATGTACATTTGGGTTCAATGCTTTCTTGTGTTGGTTATCTACAATTGCCTGACGGTATTGAGGAAGAGTGGGAAGAGGACGATAAAAACCATCACCCAAGTCACGGTCACATACAGTTTGTCTATGGTCACGCAGCCAATCACACAGGCTCTAACTTTCTAATGAAACCAAGGGTAGGTCACTTTATTGTTTTTCCTGCACACCTGCATCATTGCGTATATCCTTTTAAAACTTCTGGAGAAAGACGTTCTTTTAGTGTAAACTTTACAATTGCAGCCTCACCAAAGGAAGTTTCAAATGAGTCTAATAACTAGCCTTATAGGACCAGTAACCGGCATTCTTGATAAGGTTATTGAGGACAAGGACCAGAAAGCTAAACTCGCACACGAGATAGCCACTATGTCTGATACCCATGCCCAACAAGCGTTGCTTGCTCAATTAGAGATAAACAAAGCGGAGGCTGCTTCTGGCAGTTTGTTTAAGGGTGGCTGGCGACCTGCTGTGGGATGGATATGTGCGATTGCTTTTGGTTA